TCGTTTTCGCCATCAACAAACAGCATGTTAGCGTTGCCATCTGATTCAACACGGAAGTCGAGGTCTACGCTTCCTTCGTTAAATACTGTTTCGGTTCTATTGAATTCTACCCTTGACTTAGCAGTGCCAGCGAGCATTGTTTGAATTTCTAATTCACCGTCTTCTTCTCCATCAGTAACGTCATCAGCTCTAGCGAAGATTTTGGAATACTGAACCGCCTGAGAAGCATCGTTCCTACCACTAAATTCAATTTCACCTATGGCATCATTATCAGCAGGGCTAGAAGAACTTCTATCTAGCTTCAGCGAGGGGCCAGCGGAAGCACCGCCGTTGGTGCATTCTATGGTGATTCCATCATCTTGGTCTGAAGTGGTCACATGCAGCTTTGTTGCAGGCGCTGAGTCTCCGATTCCAATGTCACCTGCATCGGTAATTCTCAAATGCTCGGTTGGAGAATTTGCGCCATCAGCGGTAGTCTTAATTACAAATCGTCCCGGCATATCATTTGTTCCGGGAGTGC